GCGAAGGTTCAGGATTAACAGCTAATACTGTTTTAAATCCACCCGAATTGGATCGATCATATTCATCAGTGTATAACAACGATGCTATAGGCACTGGTCATGCTCGTTCAATGCTAGACTCATTACAAGCTTGGTCAGCTAGCAATGTAATTCTTTCGAGCCCTCAGTGGATGCAAATAGATTTAGGTGCAAATAAGACTATATCTGGAGTAGTTACTCAAGGAAGATACAACTATCCTCAATGGGTTACATCATATAAAGTAGAATATTCTACTAATGGAACTAATTGGTTTTGGGTAGATAGCGAGAATGTATTTATTGGTAACACTGATTCGAATACTAAGGTTACAAATAGCTTTAATACAAATGTTTCAGCTCGTTATATAAGAATATATCCAGTAACATTCCAAGGTTATCGTTCGATGAGAGCCGGTGTTGTAGAAACAACTGAAACATAATATTATACTAAACGCCTTATCATTTTTATATAAATAGATTTATGCCAGAAATTAAAATATCAGAACTTACTTCAGCTGTTGAACCAAGCGGCGGAGAGATCTTAGCGATTGTACAAAGTAATACTACACATAAGACGACGATCGATTCGTTGAAGCCAGCGCTAGTTGATAATCTAAGTACAGGTGCACCAACATGGACAACAGGCGGGGTGTTAAGAGCAGGCCACGACATTATTGCAGGATATGTTGATTCGGGTGCGATTAATGTGGATGCAGGAGGTACCATTGGTCTTACACTCAATGATGGATATGGTAATGCTAATCTTACATTCAATCATACAGGTGGTACCCCAGATAGTTCTGGTTCTTCCGCAAGAATCACATCTAGTGTTGATAGCAATCAGGAGTTAATGGCCTTTCAGCTGAAAAGTTCTGTCACTGGAGGAACACCAGTTACTTTAACAACGGTACTTAGACTATACGAAGATGCTATTCAGTTGCTCAAGCCGGCTACGCTCTCCACGAATGGAACTTCAGCTACCTCACTTGTAAATAAAGGATACATTGATACAGCGTTGGATCTTAAAGCAACGATAGCCTCAGTTGATGCTGTAAATTCGAGTCTGACTAATCACATCGACGCTGGCCATCCTACGATACACGCTGCACTGAGTCACACACACCCTATTAGTGATATCACTGATCTGCAAACGTCGTTAAACACTCTACAGACCAACATAGACGGTAAGATTGGTGAGAGCGAAATTAATACTTCACACTTTACTTTTGCAAATGATACGCTATCGCTGAAGCCAATTACAGAAGGACAGATCAGTACTGGTGCAGTAACGACTACTAAGATCTTAGATCATAATATTACTGCTAAAAAGTTAAAAGGAACAGAAAATATTGCTCAAGGCAATTTCCTTATCTATGATGCTGCAACTGGTGGATTCGAGACTACAGCATCAACTGCTCAAACACATAAACTTTTCAGTCCAAATCATAGTGATGTAGCTTCTAATGTTACACCTTCTTATGGTGATTCAATGTACTATAACGGTACTGAATGGACTACAGGAAACTTTGGCAATTACGGTGCTGATATGGAGTATGTTGGTATTACTGGTGTAACCGGTGTGACAAATAACATGCTAGATACTCGGCCGGATCCAAATGTTGATGTCAGCGACAGAATCTTATCAACTTCTTTAACGGTTGACACTGATTTGTTGGGGACACAAGCCACCACCCAAGGTAATAATATTGAGGTGAGTGGATACGTTACGTACCCGATTGCAAATCTCGTTGGAGAAGGGTTAATAAATGACAACATCCGCGGTATATATATAAAAGTCTTTGCATATTGGGCTATAGGCAGCGGTGGCCAAAAGGCACAAATTAATGTTATATATCCTGATGGAACTGAGCGCTCGCTCATTGCCTCACCAGAGAATAGATCGGCCGAATATTTAGGGACTGCACAGGATTATGACCAAGCAACTGAACAAGTTTTTCTTATACCAGTCAATGAAGGCCAAGAGAATTTTGTGATTGGGTTTGATGTTGACGATGCAGCCACCCACCACGAAAGAATAGTAAGCGAAATCATAGGTGTTCAGTGTACAAAGAGAGTTGCGTTGAGCCCAGAGGTGGATGTTATTCTTATCAAAGGATCGCAGGATCACGCCGACGTCGATCTTGGATATGTTGCAGCTGGAGTTGGCGATTATTACGATGCTGGGGACGATATATGGGCAAGCACTGACGAGTATGCTGCCTTACTTGCCCAGGGGACGGGTGTTGGCCGTAATTGGAATGGAGTTTTTCCGATAACAATTCCAGACAATGTATCAAAAACCGTGATTCGAGCAATTAATAATTGGAATGTACCTAGCGGCACCGGCGAATCGCATTCGAGTGAAGAGATTGACCATATCACTATAGTGATCGATTGGAATGCTAAAACTATCAGAGGCACATATGTATGGAACGCAGAAGCACACCAGACTGGTCGCCTTTCTTCAGACAACCTTATCGGTGTTAAACAATTTTATACAGACACCAGCGCATTCTTTACTCAAAACATCCACAACGTCCCATTAATAAAGTTTGAAATCGATGGTAGAGATATTATTAAGTTGCCGTGTCCATATCACGGTGTCGCCGCGGGGTCGGCGAGCGCCTATCACAATGTAGGCCAAACCTATACAATCGAGAATTATAAGACAACAGCAGCTAATATTATCGATGATATTGCGAATGATGCGAGCACTAGTTCTATAGCTACCTCACAGAGTGTAAAGGAATACGTTGATGAGAATAAAAGCACATTTCAAAAATTTAGCGATTTTCAAGATAGTTCGGTCAGTTCTTTTTATAGAACGGTATCGTATATCAATAATAACGGTAAGTTGTGTGCAGTTGGTCATGGAGGTGACTATGACTTGGCTGGTGCTGGTTCTGATTATTTAATTGCTGGATCTAGTCCAGAAATCATGGTACCTTTAGCGGCCGGAGAATCTATAGTTAATACGTTTTCAAATGGCACCACCGCGCCAACCATGTATCTTTTAACTAATCAAAATAGAGTTTTCTCGACTGGTCATAATGAACAAGGACAATGCGGCCGCGGTGGGACTACACAGCAACATTATTTTGATAGAATCCCGCAACTCGACGGAACAACTTGGGTCTCACCTAATTCAGGCGCATATTTTGATGGTCATATGGGTGCGGTACGTAATGGTCAATTATATATGTGGGGGTATGGTAACCAAGGTCAACTTGGTAATGGTAGTGCCGCCCAAGCGAACACACCTATATTAATTAATACTGGCGCTCTTGCAGGTAAAACTATCACAAAGGTTTATACACATACCTACTATGGATATACGTTTGTTATTGATTCAAATAGAGACGTGTATGCGACTGGTTATAATGTTGAAGGTCAATTGGGGCTTGGTGACTACACGAACCGAAATACCTTCGCAAAAGTGCCTGGAATAAAAGCAGACGATATCATACTATCGCACGGAAGCAACGCCTCTTCATCATACATTATTAACGGTACCACTCTTTATTCCACGGGTGATAATAATGTTGGTCAATTAGGTCACGGCAATCTCACAAAACGCAATACCTTTCTTGCTGTGCCAGGAGTTAGTGCTAAAACTGTTTCAGTTGGAGGACATCGCAGTGCAAATGTGGTTTGTCTACAGACCGATGGCACAGTTAAAGTTTGGGGACACAATAATCGAGGACAGCTTGGTCTCGGAGATACTACAAATAGATCATCTCCAAAAACTTTAACTGCTGCTGGTAATGATGTTGTGAAAGCACTTACACATGATGATCACGGGTATACAGCAATACTTAAAGCAGATGGAACTATTTACACAGCTGGTTATAATGGTCACGGTCAATTGGGGGTTGGCGATACTACAAATAGAAACACACTAACAAAGATCGTAATGGATAATAATATCCAATTTAAAGATATTGCGCTTTTTGGTTATAACAGTGGAACGCAGCTTATCGCCATAGACCAAGACAACGGTATGTGGGGGTGTGGTTATAACACGCAGTGGAGCTTAGGCCTCAACTATACATATAACCCTATAACTATACTTGCAAAGTTGTCTATCAGCTAACTTAACTCTTTAAATCTTTATAAATAACACTATGTCAGCAATCATTACAAATCAATTTAGAAAAAATTCAAGAGAGTTATTCATTAACGATATTGATACCAACACTAATTACTTCATTGGAATTGGTAAGTCAGAACCATGGCCAGATGTCGGCGGTGTTGAAGAGTCAGCACTTAATTACTCAGTTCCTCTTCCGACCAATACGATCATTGAGAAGACTGATGTTCTTAAGAATCTAATTTCTCTGCTTAAGGTGCAAAGCACATTCACAGTTATTCCTCGGAACGAATGGGTAAGTGGAAGAGTGTATAAAATATACGATCCATCTGATCCTAATATCTTCAACTACGAGACGATCGGCAATACAGCATATTATCCTTGTTACATGACACATAACGATCACGTATTCGTATGTTTGCGTAATGGTAATAATGGACCCAGTACAACAAATGTTACTGCTACAGGGTTTACTAACCAACCAACTGTTCCTCTTAGTGATGGTTATTCTTGGGCATATGTCTGCGATTTAACAACTACTTCTGATTTTTACACTGATCAATTCGTTGATATTCCTGATAATCTCACAGCTCAAACAGATATTGACAACGCCCGCACTGCAACAGGTGGTAAGGTTTATGGATTTAAAGTTAATGATGGAGGTACAGGCATCTCCGATCAAGATATTACTCTCATTGGAAAAGATAATCTTGGAGCGCCGGTCGCTAATGTCAGTATAAGGGCTGCAGGCAATGACCTATCACCATATGTAGTTACTATTGTTGATGGTGTTATTACTGCGATCACGATTACAACAAATAACTGGCCTGCCGGGTATGCAGAAGCTTCAGTAGATGTTGCTGGAGTTGCAACAGATATTCAGCCATTAGTTGCTCCAATTGATGGATTTGGCTTTTCTCCTCGTAGCGATCTCCCTAGTTTTTATGCAGGTCTATTCGCAGCATATGTCGGCGGTGCAGATGGCGAAGCTCCAGTTGGCCTCGGATTTAGACAAGTTAGTCTTGTAAGAGATGCAACTCGAACAGATAATGATCCAGCAGCACCAAATGATACATTAAACATCTACGATACACTTCAGTATTTAGAAGTTAGTGATGCAAGTGGAATTCCTATAGATGCTGGAACAGTTATTGCTCATGCCACAAATAAAGCTAAGGCTTATTTAGATTATGTTGATATTAATAGTACGCCAAACCGTATCTATTTTCATCAGAATTCAAGTGGAGAAGTTAATCAAAAACCGTTTGAAACTGGTAACGTTACTTTTACATCACCTGGCGGAACGACAACTTCAACATACGCCGTAAGCGCAATCGTTCAAGGAGAATATAATCAAGGTTCTGGTGAAACTCTCTTTCTTGAGAATAGAAAAGCAATTTTAAGAAACGATAATCAACAGGAAGACATTAAACTAGTTATCCAATTCTAATGGCTATTAAGACATACAACGACGCTCCTTATAATGATGATTTCAATTCCAATAGCGTTCAGTTTACTGGAGCCGAAGGAAAAAATTATTTAAAAATTCTTTTTAGACCAGGCCGTTCGGTTCAAGTTAGAGAATTGAATCAGATGCAGTCTATTCTGCAATCGCAGATTGACAAGTTTGGCCAAAGCATTTATAAGGAAGGACCGATCTTAGATGGTAAAGGCAATCTTGATAATAACGCTAATTATATCGATGTTCTTTTCAATGGTGTAGGCAGCGCAGCACCCTCAGTCATTGCATTATATATTGATCAAGTTTTAAATATTAATAGCGGAGGTATAAAGGCTTCAGTTCTTCACTATGAAGCTTTAGAAGCAGATGACACATACCGATTCTTTATTCGCTATGATTCTTCTATTCAGGTTAATGGTTTAAATGTACAAGAGTATTCAGTTGATACCACACCGTCGACAACCCCAAATATTTCCCTCGCCGTCGGTAACCCTATTGTTGATCCTTCAAGCACAGAAACTCAGGTAGTCAACGAAGGCACACCATTCGCGAGTGTAATAGCGGTCGGTCTTGCTGCAATTGCTAAAACTGATGCAGGTGTTTATTTCATTAATGGCCAGTTTGTATATAATCCTGCTGAAGAGCTTTACATCGCTAAACCAGCACCAGCACAAATAGGTGACATAGAATATTCTCTAAATGGTAAGATTGCATTTATTGTAACTGATGAAATTGTTACATATGTTACAGATCCTCTTCTCTTAGATAATGCTAACGGAACACCGAATGATACTGCTCCTGGTGCAGATCGTTATAAGATTGATTTTAAGCTCGCATTCTTGAGCGACACTGACGACGACTTAGTTACAAACAATGCAGGTGTTTATCACATCGATACAATACCATCTTATATTACACTCTTTACAACTGACTTAGGTATAGTTGTAAAACCTGCGCGTACCGAATATACCCAGCTTGATAGAAAGTTTGCAACACGCACATTCGAAGAAAGCGGCAACTATTGCCTTAAGCCCTTTAAACTTGACCTTCGCGAATATCTAAATGACGAAGATGGTAACAGAGGTAGATTCACCGCTTCTGATATTACAGATTTGGATGCAATCGGTAAGATTGATTTGGATGGAGATCCAGAAGCGATCTATGGCGAAAGACACTACATCGCTGGTTTAGAACCTTCTACAGCATATGTTCAAGGTTATAGAGTAGACCTTCAAAATAAGAAAGATATCCAAGTAGAAAAGGCGAGAGAGACACAAGATCTTAGTGAAGTTTATACCACTCTTAATCTCGGTAACTATGTGGTTGGCACTATATTAGGCGCGTCTGGCACCGATGCTTTGCCTGACTTTGCTGATCAGAGTATAACATATGATATCACAATCAATAATGTGACTAACGGCACGTGTAAAGTTCGTTCGTTAGAAAAAATAAGTGATGTTGGTGACGGCATTTACCACTTGTATATTTATGATGTGAGTATTGATTCTGGATATCTTGGCCAAGCCACTTCAATATCTACAACCTCATTTAAATTTGGTCGTCGTTCTGTCAACGGCGTCGAGCAACCATTCGAGCTATTAGATTCAAATGATAATAGTTTACTATTCCCTCTTCCGTATAATACAGTAAATTCAGTAACGCCAGATTACATAAATTACAAACATACCTTTACAGTGAGTGGCACAAGTGTAACCATCACTGCGCCTTCAGGACACGTATTTTATTCTGACTCTACTTCGAATTATATTGGAATCAATTCTAGCGGAGTTGATGCATACCTGACAGCTAACCCTATAGTTGCTGCAGGTGCGACAAGTGTTACTCTTACGTTTAATGCATCAGTTACTTCAGTTATAGCACCTATACAAAAGTCTACACCAGTGACTGGCACAAAGGAGCGAACAACTTATACACAAACTGAAACACTACCAAGTGTTGCTTTTACTAGTGGTTCTACTATAGATTTAGATAAGTATGATATCTATGATATTGTAAGTATTACAAATACCACATCGGCTCCCGATCTAGTTGGGGCCGTAAATATTACTAATCAATTCACACTAGATAATGGCCAAAGAGATAATTATTACCAAGATGGTAAGATTACTTACACTGGACTAGATGATCTAAATGGTCAGGAATTATCAATTGTTTATAGATACTTCGAATGGACCACGCTTGGTGATTTCTTTTCAGCTAATAGTTATGGAGACGATGTTGCCACAAACATAAATGTTGAGTATAATGAAATTCCTATTTATGATGATGCGCCTTTAGCTGATGTTCTCGACTTTAGACCATACAAGTACGCTAATGATGCAAGAAATAAACTTGATCCAGATACTGTTGTAGAGCTTCAAGACTTAGAAGTTTATCTTCCACGATATGATAAAGTTGTAGTTTCTACGATTGGTGACTTTAGTGTTGTAAAAGGAACTCCTTCTTTGGAGCCAATCGTGCCACCTACTCCTGGTGATTCAATGGCTCTTTATGAGTTGTTTGTTCCAGCGTACACTTTCGATGCGAGTGAAATTACTACAAAGTATATTGACAATCGTCGATATACAATGAAAGATATCGGTACTATTGAAAGAAGAGTAAAGAACTTAGAGTACTATACATCGCTTTCAATGCTTGAACAAGAAGCTACTGAAAAGAAGATCTTCACTAATGGTGGAGAAGAGAGATTTAAGAACGGTATTCTTGTCGACAGTTTCGTTGGTCATAATATTGGTAACCCATTTGATTCTGATTACAAGTGCGCGATTGATCCTATTGAAGGTGTTCTTCGCCCTAGTTATAGTACTAATAATATTCTATTCGGTGTCGAATCACAATTCCAAGCGCAAGAAACAGTCTCATTCCCATACACTGAGGTTCCACTAATCACACAACCTTATGCGAGTGTATCAGAGAGTGTGAATCCATTTGATATCGCGGCTTGGCTCGGTGTTCTTAAGCTTGATCCTTCGATGGATGAGTGGAAAGAAACTAGAATTAGACCTGATGTGATTATTAACTCAACTGGTGCTGCAGATGCAATTCAGTTCCTTGCTAATGAGGCTAATGTCCTTGGTACCAAATGGAACGAATGGGAAACTGATTGGGTCGGAGTTGACGTTCAAAAAGAAAAGATTAAAATCGGTAGAAGCGATAAAGGTAGTGCTGCAACTCGTGCTGCTAATCTTGCTGCTAAAAAAGCACTAACTGGATCAAATGACTGGAGACCTCTTAGAGGTAGTGTAACAACTACATCTACTACAACTGCAGAATCTAGAGATGGTATTAGAACTACCATGAATTTCCGAGAGCAGGAAGAAAATCTTGGAGAACGTGTAGTTGATATCTCGTTTGTACCATTTATTCGTTCGCGGAGAATTGAGTTACACGGTGAGATGTTCAAACCGAATACTAGAATGTACGTCTTCTTTGACGGTATTGATATTAGCGAATATTGTAGCAAAATGACGGATGATCAAGTCGCTGACTCAACGCCATACTCTGCAAAGGTTGCGAGTGTACAAACACACTTAAACGAAGATGCTGCTACAATACTAACAAATCGGGCAATCACACGAGACGAGCTAATTACGGATGATGCTGGTAATATTAATGTTGAATGTTTCATTCCGAATAATGCAGCTCTTAGGTTTAAAACTGGTGAAAGAACTGTTACACTTACTGATTCGCCTAAGAATTCTATTACTGAAGCTACGACATATTCATTCGCTACATACACTGCATCTGGATTAATCGAAACAAAAGAATCTACTATTCTCTCTACAAGAATTCCAGAGTTTGATCAACAGAGACTATCGAATAACCGCGTTACTTCTAGTACTGATAGAGATGTAAAGGTTAGATATTACGATCCTCTTGCACAATCCTTTGTGATTGGAGAAATTAACACTGGTACTTCTGTTACTAAGGTTGATCTATTCTTCCAAAAAGCGCATCCAAGTATTCCTGTTACAATGCACTTGGTTACTGTCGAAAACGGTATTCCAACTCAGAACATTGTACCATTCAGTAGAGTTGTTAAAAATCCTACCATTGATACAATCAATGTCACAGATGATGCATCTACAGCAACAACCTTTACATTCGACGCTCCAGTCTATCTACAACCTGGTGTTGAATATGCGGTTGTTGTAATGTCGAATTCTCCTGAGTATCGACTATGGTTAGCTGAAACTGGAGGAGATGATGTAAATGGTCAAGGGAGAATTGACAAGAATCCTTATGCAGGTGTATCGTTTAAATCACAGAATGCTTCAACATGGACGCCTGATCAAAATCGCGACTTTAAGTTTACGATGTATAGAGCTCAGTATGATACTGCTGCAAGTAGAACAGTCACATTCAACGGATTAGGAACGTCTGCGTTTACTATATCCAACTTCAATGTTTTCGCATCGGTCTTGGCTCTACCACAGACTAATATTGATTGGACAATTCAATTCAAATCAAACGGAACAGTTTATTATATTAACGCGAATAATACTGAATATCTTGATGTTCCTACTACTATTGACAGTGCAGACGACATAGTACTTACCGCAGAATTGTCGACCACCTCAGAATATATTTCACCGACACTCGATCTTTCTAGAATATCTCTTTTAGGAATAAGTAACATTATCAGTCCCGCAGATACAAGTAGAATTGTTAGTGATGATCCTGTTGGCGCCCCTGGTATCACCACTGATTCTCGAGTTGAGAACTATGATTCGCGTATTGATGATGGCTTTTCATATCTCGATGATTCGAGTGTAGCAGATGTTCAATACATTACACGTACAGTAACACTTAACGATCCTGCCGATCGATTGAATATATATCTTCTTGGCAATCGACCAACATCTAATTCTGATATTCGAGTACTTGTTAAACTTAAAACTGGCGATGAGGATTACGATCAAGTTCTGTGGGAGGAGATTAAACCTACTAAGAATATTCCAGTCAATTCTGATGGAAGATATTCTGAAGTTGAGTTTGACTTTAACGCAGATGCGCTAGACGCAGCTGATCCTAGAAACGGCATTGAATTTACTGCCTTCGCGGTGAAGATCGTATTAACATCTACTGATATCGTTAATGTTCCAACAGTACAGGACTTTAGAGCAATCGCAACATTTGAATAACATGGCAAAACGAAAAATAGTAAAAGACAATACTAACTTTGAAAAAGATACCTTCACCGGTGCTATATTGAATCGTGATCAGAATGCGTATGCGCAAGTTGTAAAACGGAAGCACTTACGTAAACAGAAAGAAGCAGAAATGCAGAACTTACAATCACAAGTTTCGCAATTAACATCATTGGTTGAAACACTAGTTAAAAAATTAGATAAATAAGAGTATGGCAGAATTTACAAACGTTTTAGTAACAGACACATTCGATCAATGGCGAATTAAGACTAACAATATCGGTGCTGATGTAACTGCATTGATAGGTACTGTTGAAACTGATCTTGATGGCTTTCGTACTGAGATTGGCGATACTATTTCAGACTTTGAAACTGAACTCGATAATACACTATCAAGTTATGTTACTTTAGCAACAGATCAGACTATTACTGGCGCGAAGACATTCCAAAACACAGTAAATGCTAATGGTACAATATTCGTAAATTATGATGAGGGCGGTGTTGAAACCTTTGGTGTTGAACTCGGCCTCAACGCGGCAGAAACTGATGTTCAATCATTTATTGATTTTCATGCTGGTAATGTTTATAACGATTACGCCGCAAGAATTTTGCGGAAAGATACTGGAGAGTTTCAAATTACTCAAAGAGGGCCTGGACCATTGCATCTTGATACTCACGACGGTGCTAACATCGAAATGTATGGTGATTCCGCGTCGAGCGGAACTAGAAGTAATATTTTTTACGATGCGTCAAATCATTATTTCCGTGATAAAAATGGCGCGAATTCAGGATTAACTGTTAATAGCACCGGCATCAGCACTACTAAGCTTACAGTTAACAGCGGTAAGATGAAGCTGAACAACCTAGATTATATTTGGCCTTCCGGTCGCAGTGGAGGTACATATTTGCGAACAGACGCTAATGGTAATTTAAGTTGGGCAGCAGTTGCTGGTGGTACTGGTGATGTAAATGTAAGCACATTAGTATTTAACGATATTGTTCCTGTTGGCACAATTATGCCTTGGGCAGGTGCATCATTACCAGCAGATGGAAAATGGAAATTCTGTGATGGCGAAGAAGTTTTAAAGACCGCTTACCCTGAGCTTACTGCTATATTAGGCGGAAACTCACCAAAATATGGAACTGCATCTAATCCCGCGACTTTGATCAAACTGCCAAACCTCGAACAGAAAGTTCCTGTAGGTGCAGGAGGTGGCTTTACTCTTGGAAATACTGGTGGTGGTTTAACTGCTAGTGGAAGTATCAGCGGCAACACTGGATCGACCGCACTCACGCTTAACCAGATCCCTTCGCATTATCATGTGCAGGGGCACAATTCGACGTCGAACGTACTCGGTAGATATGGTAACACAAGCGGTCTTCCTAATGGCAATATCTCAGATGTAACAAGCTCGATAGGAGTGCAAGGTACCGGAGCAAACACCTCTTCGGCCGGTGGTGGACAAGGTCACTCTCACTCTTTATCTGGATCTGTTAGCACTTCTACTCTACAACCGTATCTCGTCACAAAGTATATCATTAAGGTTCTTCCAGATGATGTTCAGCAAGTTTCAATCACAGCTGGTGATGGTATTAACGTTAAAGATGCATTGAATGCCGACACAGATACACTTGATTTATTCAGTACAAAAATAGAATTACTAGTAGATACAGATCAATTTAAATTTAATGCCGGAGGTCAACTTCAACTAAAAAGCTTAGTTCAAGGCCCACCAGGTCCTGTGGCTGCTACATATAGTGTAGATGGAACAGTATTAACTATTACTACATAATGGCTATACAAACAATTGATTTTTCTACAATACGTACTGTATTTAAGGATGGTATAGATCTTACTAAGGTTATCTTTAATGGATCAACTATTTGGGAAAAAATTCTAGGTTGGACACAAATAGGAGATGATATTTACGGAACCCAAGGTGAAAGTTTTTTTGGCCAAAGTGTAGCATTAAGCGCAGATGGTCAGACTCTTGTTATTGGAGCTCCAAAAGCCGACGATGATGACAGCGAGTTTACCAATGACCAGAAAGGTCAAGTGAGAGTTTATCAATATATCAATAATGCTTGGGCACAAATTGGACAGGAAATTAATGGCTCTAATATTAATGATGCGTTCGGAACTAGCGTTGATATAAGTGCTGATGGTAGTATTATTGCGATCGGCGGTCCATTCGATAATAGTAGCGCGAACGGTGCAGGTCACGTAAGAGTTTATCAATATATCAATAATACTTGGACAAAACTTGGTGGTGATATTGATGGTGAAGGTGAAGGTGATTATTCAGGTCTCTCTATCGGCCTAAGTGCTGATGGTACCATTGTTGCAATTGGAGCGCCGAATAATGACAGTAGCGCGAACAATGCAGGTCACGTGAGAGTTTATGAATATATTAATAATGCTTGGACAAAACTTGGTGCTGATATTGATGGTGAATTCAAAGCCGATGCGGCTGCGACTGTCGACATAAATGCTGATGGTACCATTGTTGCAATTGGAGCGCCGTATAATGACGATGATGGCCTTCTTGGAGCGGATAGAGGTCACGTAAGAGTTTATCAATATATCAATAATGCTTGGGCACAAATAGGAGATGATATTAATGGCGAAGAAACGCGCAATACATTTGGCGAAGCTGTCAGTCTAAGTGCTGATGGTACCATTGTTGCAATTGGAGCGCCGTATAATGATGGAGTTAATGGAACTGATTCAGGTCACGTAAGTGTTTATGAATATATTAATAATGCTTGGACAAAACTTGGTGGTGATATTGATGGTGAAGCTGAAGGTGATCAGTCGGGTAGTTCTGTCAGCTTAAGTGCTGATGGTACCATTGTTGCAATTGGAGCGCCGAATAATGCCGGACTCGGGAGTCGTGCAGGTCACGTAAGAGTTTATCAATATATCAATAATGCTTGGGCACAAATAGGAGATGATCTTGACGGTAAATCGAATCGGGATCAGTCAAGCGATGGTCTTAGTTTAATTTCTGATGGTACTCCCGATGGCACCATTGTTGCAATTGGAGCGTCGAATAATGATAGTAGCGCGAACAATGCAGGTCACGTGAGAGTTTACAATTATCGATCGTAATAATATTAACATCGTATAAATAGATTATATGCCATACTCAAAGATTATAATTACAAACAGTATTACTCCTACTGCAAAACCGAATGCGTTCGATTTGAGTATTGGTGAGTTAACTATTAACGTTGCAGACGGAAAGATCTTCGCTCTTAATGATTCAAACGAAGTTGTTAAGATTGCAGATAAGTCGTACGAAAGCCGTATATCATCCCTCGAAACAAATCCTGGAGTTTGGGGTTCTATTGCTGGTACACTTTCAAATCAGACAGACTTAACAGAAGCTCTTGACGCTAAAGTAAATACTGCTGATCTTACGAATGCTGTATTCAATACAAGTAGCGTCACCGAAGGAGCAACTATTACTCTTTCACCAAATTACGGAACTGATGCTACATTTGATATTGTGGGTTCTGGTGAAGGTTTATCTGTTACAACAGTGGATGATATTATTACGTTATCACACACTGACACTATTCGTACCGATACAACTGGTACAGTATCTGGTGTTTTTGGTGATACTATAGATGTTATAACAAGTGTTTTATCAAATGGAAAAGGACATCTTACTGGAGTTGAAACATCTACTCTTACTCTTCCAAATGTACAAAGCCTTGAAGATCGACTAGATGCTCTTGAGTATGTGCCGATCGATATTACATCGTTTTTAGCGCCAGCGAATTCAATATATGAATACGGATATGGACCTGGCAGTCTTACGTTTGATTGGTCCACAAATACAACTCCATCATCTTTAATTTTAATTTCTCCTATTAGCGGCGGAGTACCAGTTTCGGCCGGTGATACATCCTATACTGAACCAGCATTCACTGTGAATTCTACGTTTGGCGCTGAGACAGTAAATACTTGGGAACTTTACGCCTACGATGCACAAAATAACGAAGCCTTTGAGAGTTTCGCCCTCACATGGGTGTATCCATTTTTCTCCGGAGAAGATTCTGCCGATTTAAGCTCTGGCACTGGTATCGAGGGTTTAACTTCAAGTATTTCTAGAAAGAACAATAAAACAATTGCAGTGAGCGCTACTAACGAATTTATATACTTTGCATATCCTGCAACTTATGGTTCGCTTAATAGTATTTTAGATGGAAACGGTTTTAATGTTACATCTAGTTTTACACAATATACAGCAAACGTTTATCAGGCAGCGAGCGGTGACTCAATATCTTACAATATATATAAGTCGAATTCAGTAACAACAATTAATCAAAACTTCCAATATAAATTCTAATGGCTATTGATATTATAACAGGATTCAATTCCTCCTCGCGGGAATCACTTGATAAACGATCAGGTCCTTATGCTACTTTAGTTGACGCTAAAGCTGCGTTAGATACTAATGAAAGATATGTTGGTCTAAAGGTTTTAGTCGCAGATGGTGCAACACCCGATTCTTCAGGGAATTTTATTGATGGTGACCTAACTGAATATGTTTTCACTGGTGGTATTAGTGATAATGATTTAGTTGATCCTATTGCTACTGCAATATCCAATCTTATCGATGGAGCACCAGCCACACTTGATACATTGAATGAACTCGCTGCTGCATTGGAAGACAACGCGGATGTTCTTGATAACTACTATACTCAAGCTCAAACAAATAATCTTCTCGACGATAAACCGACCAGCGCAGATTACGATAATATTGTCAAGATAACGCAGACTGCTTATGACGACGGGGCTTTTACACCAGATACTAATACACTTTACATCGTCACTCCATAGTATCGTACTATGATATCAAAAACAACACTTGACGTTGGAAGTGGAAACACTCCTGCAGATTTCGTTTATTCTGGAGATACTCTAGTATGGAAACGTTATTACGACACTGGTTTATGGGTACATCCTCTCAATACTGTTAATGTAACATTTAGCAATGTTGGCGTGGGTACTACTTCTGGCGATGGTGCGACAATTAATTGGGGTGATGGTAAAATCAA